AAAGGTACACTAGATAAACATTTGGCGAACGGTTATGCTTAATTTTGTAACAGAAAACCGCAGAACTGCATGGGATACATATACAATTAAAGATGATTGGCGAGTAAACTTTCTTATTGCGTTAACACAACTTACTGTTAGTGCAGAGATGTTGCAATTAATGTTGGCTAATAGCGAATATCGTATGTTTAGATATTCAGCTGATGGAAAGAACTTTAAAATTGGGTATGGATATGGAGATGCAACTGGTATTGGGGTAACTGAAGCAGAAGCATATAGTTCTTGGATTGAGTATATTAAAGATAAAGAAACTAGATTTAAAACAACCTTACCACTTATTAGTATGTCGCAATCACATTATGATGCATTGTTTGGATTGTATTGTGATACTGGAACTTGGAAAAAAGTTACAAGTGATGTAGGCACATATGATGTGTTTACTGCAATAAAAGCTGGACGTTGGTTATTAGCAACAGATATGATAGCAGACGGTAAAGTTAACCCTACGCAACGTAAAGCTGAAGCTAGAGTGTTACAATTAGCTGATTACACCACTAGTAGGACTAGACAATACTTGCTTAGTGAGGGCATAGCATATGCACTCAAGCAATATACCAGTGGCGGTATTACAACTGAACTCAGTAAACGACAGTGTGAAAGTGGATACTATAGACAAACCACAGCATTTATCCCTGGTATGACCAATTTACGTCAACGAGAACTTATAGCCAAATTCGGCCAATTATAATCCTATAAATATCTATAACAAAGGATCAACAGTATGGCAAGCACTCTTTTGCTTAACGCTGATTTTCAACCCATGGAGTTAAGCCCACTTAGCACGCTCAGTTGGAAAGAAAGCATAAGCGCCTACTATAAAGACAGCATCTATATCTTTAAAACACACGACAACTGGAAAGTTAGATCTCCCAGCATAGAGTTTGATGTGCCCAGTATTATTGTAGCAAAAAACTATCACAAACGTAAATCACATGCAAAACTCAGTAGACGTAACTTGTTTATCAGAGACGACTACCGATGTCAGTATTGTGGAGTTAAGTTTTATCACCATGAATTAACATTTGATCATGTTATTCCACGTTTACACGGCGGTAAAAGTACATGGCAAAACATGGTAGCGGCATGTAATCACTGTAATGGTAAAAAAGGAAGCCGACAAGACATAACCCCTATGCGGCCACCAATACGACCAACTTGGCATCAGATATATCAGCAAAGTAAATGTTACAAACTAACGATTCCTGACCCAGCTTGGCAGGAATTTTTAAATTGGCCTGATGATTTATTAACAGTTAAAGCGCCAGTTTATTAAAGTCATAAATAGTAGTATGGCGATATTTAAAGGTTATAGCACAGTAGATGTACGTTTTGGTAATGTTGTATTAGAAGACATTGCACTTGCGAAGCGTGATTTACTCAATCATTTTTACACAAGAAAAGGCGAGAGACTTGGTCAGCCTGAATTTGGTAGTATACTACCAGATTTAGTGTTTGAGCCACTGGACGATCTTGTTATTGACTTAGTGGAAGATGATGTGAGAGATATTATTGACAATGATCCGCGATGGATATTGAACAACTTAGATGTACGAGTTGGCACACACAGTATTACATGTGTGGTTAACTTAACTTACCGAGATACGGCAACAGTGGATGAACTATATTTAGAGTTTACTGCTGAAACGGAAGAAGAGAACTTATAATGGCACAGAGTATTAGACAACGAAACCTGTTTGCTGCGGAAGACTTTACAGTAGTTTACGACAGCTTTGCACAGGCAAACTTCCAGGCATATGATTACGATACGATTCGTAGTGCAATGGTTGATTATATTAGAGACAATTATCCAGAAAATTACAATGACTGGATTAGTTCAAGTGAATTTGTAGCACTGCTTGAAATGATTGCATTTATGGGACACAACTTAGCGTTCCGTGTAGATCTAGCAAGTAGAGAAAACTTTTTAAGTACAGCAGAGCGCCGTGCCAGCGTTTTACGTATTGCAGACTTCTTGGGGTACAATCCTGCAAGAGCTTTAGCATCACGTGGTACATTAAAAATTACTTCCGTAAAAACAACACAAAACGTATATGATGTAAGTGGTGCTAGTTTAAAAGGTAAAGAGATTGACTTTATTAACGATCTAGATACCAATGCGTATCAAAACTTTATTTTAGTAATGAATGAAATCTTTGCAAGCACAAACCAATTTGGTAAACCCAGTGCAAGTAAAACAATCAGTGGAGTTAAAACTGATGTATACAACACAAATATTGCAGATAACCAAGGCATAGTATTCCCATTCCAAGCCAAAGTAAACGGAAAAACTGAACCGTTTGAAGTAGTTAATCAATATATTGATGAAGACAGTGTACTTGGTGAGCCAACTCCAACACCAGATTCTTCGTTCAACATTGTATATAAAAATGATAACCAAGGTATTGCAAGTGCTAACACAGGGTTCTTTGTTGGCTTTAAACAAGGTACACTACAGTATACTGATTATACCGCTGACAGTGCTATTAGTAATTTAAGCGTAGCAGTCAATGAAACAAATATTAATAATCAAGATGTATGGGTACAGAATGTAGATGCTGACGGACAAGTATTAGCTAACTGGACTAAAACAGACGCAACGTTTGGTGTTAGTGCAATCTTTAGTGCTATACAAAATAAAGTGCGAACATTGTACAGCGTAAAAACGCAAGATAATGATACCATTAGTGTTAACTTTGGTGATGGTGTGTTTGCTGATGTACCACGTGGCATTTTACGAATTTGGTATCGTACAAGTTTAAACAACAGTTACACGCTAAACACTGACGATGTTGGTACAGTAAACTTTAGCTTTACATACACAGCAAGTGACAACAACGAGTATACAGCCAGCTTTACTGCTGAAATGCAAGAAGCAACAAACAATGCCAGTAGCCGTGAAAGTGTTACTAGTATTAAAACAAATAGTGGTCGTGTATTTGCGGCACAGGATCGTATGGTTACAGCACAGGATTACAGCGTATTTCCATTAACAGTTGGAGACAATGTTCGTAAGATTAAAAGTGTAAATCGTACACACAGTGGCCACAGTAGATTTATTGATATCAATGATCCAACAGCACAGTATCAAAATGTTAGTATAGTTGCTGATGACGGTTATGTATATAGTGAAAATACACTAAACAGAACAACATTAAGTTTACCAACTAATCTAACTGAAGAACAAATATTTGATCAGTATATTAGTAACTTAATCAGTAACCCTGAAACTATCAACTTATTCTATCAAAAGTATAGCCCAGTTAGTGTTGCGTTCAGTAGTAACAGTGCAAGTTTTCAGTGGAACCAAGTGAATAGCTTTGGTGGTACTACTGGGTATATAACCCGTAATAGTATTGTTGAACGTGTAAGTAAAAGTTCAAGCACCGCAGTTAAAGAAATCAAACTGGGCAGTATTGTAGAGTTTATTGAAAGTCCTTATAACAGTGGAAGTTTAGGTACAACCGGAACTACCCTAACTATTACAAATGGCGGCAGTGGGTATACAAGTACTCCAACAGTTACATTTAAAGGAACTGGATCAGGTGCAACCGCTAACGCAGTTGTTACAGCAGGATCAGTTACTAGTATTACTATTGTGAGCGGTGGTGAAGGATATACAAATCCAGTAACAGTTGAAATATCTGGCGGTGGTGGTGTTAACGCATCAGCTACAGCTATAGCAACAAGTGCAGAGAAAATTTGGGCAAGAGTTACTAAAATTACAGAAGACGGTCTTGGTATTGATGATATCACTGGTACACCAATTGGTCGAGATAGCGCAGGTGCCGGAGCAATAGTATTGAACAAAACAGTACCAAACTCAGCACGTATTAGTCGTATTTTCCCGGCATACAATACCCAATTTACTACAAGTGAAAAGGCATTAATTGTTGAACAACTAACACTAAAAAATACATTTGGTTTAAGATTTGACAGTGATAACAGTGAATGGAAATTAGTAACTACAAACAATGTGGCGCCTGATTCAGTTAATTCTACTTCCAACTACAACACAACATATGCTGGCAATACAACTGGAAACAACTTAGACAACAGTTGGATTGTAAAAATTAGTTATAGTAGTGATAAATGGGTATTGGTTACTAGAAGGTTCCGAATTATATTTGGTAGCACTAAAGACGTTAGATTTTATAACCAAAATAGTAATGTAAAATTTGATTTTGAAACAAATAAACCAGCACGTGATAAGATACGTATCTTTAAAACAAACAGTCGTAGCAGTAATAGCCCGTATAGTTTAGGTAGTGACATCAACTTCTATGGATACAAATACTACAGCGAGCGTGACGGACATAGTGATGATCATAAAATTATTGCAACCATTAGTAGTTTAGACAACGACCTTTATCCAGACAACCCATTATCATTTCAAGAGTTAGTGGGAGCAGATACAGTAGATACAAAAACAGTTACTGAATACGGATTCGACTACACAGTTATCGATCCAAACGCCAACAGTGGCGCATTAAGTGGACGTAAAGATCTAGTATTCCAGTGGAAACGAATTGCTGATAGTGAGCAACGAATTGATCCAAGTATCAGTAATATTATTGATACATTTGTGTTAACAAACACATATGATTTATCTTATAGAAATTGGTTAAGTAATGACAGAACTGAAGACGGTTTACCAAAGCCACCAACCAGTGATGAATTAAAAACACAGTTTTCTAGTATTGAAAATAAAAAAAGCATCAGTGATAGTTTAATATATCGCAGTGCCAAATACAAACCATTGTTTGGTGATACTGCTGACACCAGCTTACAAGCAACATTCCGTGTTGTTAAAGTTGCTGGAACAACCTTAACTGATACAGAAATTAAAAACCGAGTACTTGATGCTATTACGCAATTCTTTAATGTAGACAATTGGGAGTTTGGTGAAACATTCTTCTTTACTGAATTGAGTGCATATGTACACAACCAGTTACTGGGTATAATGAGTAGTATTGTTATTGTTCCAATACAAGAAGACAGTGCATTTGGTAATTTATTTCAGGTAACACCAAACAGTGATGAAGTCTTTATACCTGATATCGACTTAAATAGTATTCAGATAGTTACCAGTTTTACTGGTGCAAATTTAAGAACAAGTACAGCGGCTTAAGGAAAAATAAATGTCAAAATATCCAGCACATCCTAAAAAATTGCAAAACTTTACACAAAGTGGTGAAGATCAAATTTTTGTTGGCAAGAGAAATGTTACAGATTTTTTACCTGGTATCTTACAAACAGATACCAACAAAAGATTTTTAAGTACTACACTTGATCAGTTATTAAGCAGTGGTAGTACTGAAACATTAGATACATATTGGGGGCGTGTTAAAGGAAAAGATTATAAACCTGGAAAGGATTTATTTAATCCTGAATCATCATCACAAAGATTAAACCATCAGTTAGCACCTGGTATTAGTCACAAAGATGGGGTGGCTACTGATGAAGCATTGTCATACAATAGCATACTAAATTTATTTAAAACTGTTGGCAGTGATACTGCACATGTTGACCAACTGGCTAATGAAGCTGGCTATACACTAGACATACCAATTAATGTTGACATGTTTATTAATCACACTAACTATTATTGGTTGATGGAAGATATTCCACCATGTGTAATTGCGCCGACCATTGATGATGTCATTGAAATTGATAGTATTACACGTTTAAGTAACTATACAACACCAACACTGTCAAACGGTAAAACACTTGAGCTAGTAAACGGTATGCGAGTTATCTTTACACCAGCTGATACCACTATCTTTACACAAACAGACGGCAGCAACAAAATCTTCCCAACTAACATCCGTGGTGCAAAATTTGTAGAAGTATTCCAAAACGGTGTTCTTTTGGATCCAGGCCCACAGTCAGGCGCACCAGCTGGAATGCATTTTCCAATTGGCGGTGTGTCTGCTGATTATATATACGTACCAGCGCCAGTTGGTGGCGGCCCAAGCTACGTATCAATTCCACTTGCAGGAGCAGTACAAGTAGGCGATGTGATTGAAATAAGAAGTTATTTTACTTACAGTGCCAGCGGTGATTATAAACCATCTGCCACCTACTGGGTGGAAGGTGTTGGTACACCAAATATTAAATTGGTTGAGCACATTGATGCAAACGATAAAATACAATTTTTCCATGTGCAACCATATACCCCACGTCTTCCAAGTGATTGGGATTTAGACAGTTGGGATAGCAACTTATGGGATTATAGTAACTATAAGAATCCTGAAAAGGAATACGTAGTTGCAGATCGTAGTAGTGTTGACAAAAACGCATGGGCACGAGCCAATCAATGGTATAGTATATATGCAATCCGCAACACAGTAGATTATAATGATTTAGTAATTACTGATTTTAACACAACCGCAAATCGCGGCCAGCGTCCAATTATTTGTTGGGAAAATAACCTAGAATTAATCAATAGTGGACAGCGATTAATTAGAAATGTAAATCATGTCACTGTAGATATTGACCCCAGTGTCAGTATAATCGGACAACCAACATACACAAATGCACTTGTTGGCTTGGCCAATGATGACTATGTATTGGTGTTAAATGGCGGTTCGTACAGTAACGGAATATATCAAGTAAGTGGTGTAGATACTAGTATTACATTTACTGAAGTAAATGCGCCCAATAGTTACACTACACTGGACAAGGTACTTGTACTTCATGGACCTGATTTAGCTGGTACTGATACTGGATATCCAGGCATTGAACTATATTGGGACGGTAGTAATTGGATTAATGGTCAGCAAAAACAAAGCCGTGGCGATTATCCACTATTCGAACTGTATGATGAAGTTGGCGAAAAATTAAGTACATATCAAAATAACGATTATGCAGGTGATAAGTTTTTTGGATATGAAGAGAATACTGCTGGCATAGTAGATCCTGAACTGGGATTTGCTCCCAAGTATAATACACAAAATAACAATAATGACATTAACTTCTTCTTCAATCTAAATGTAAAACGTTACCAGACTGATTTAGGTGATCCAGCAGCCAGAGATATTACAGGTTATTATTTTGCAAAAGATATTGTAAATCTTTCTTATCTTAACGGCTGGAGTCAGATACGTGACAATCAAAGAACGCCACTAATTAAAACACACATCGCAACAGCAGATGAGATTGTAAAATTTACACTTGCTAGTGATCAACTGGAACTTAATCCAGTATTTTGGGTAGAGACAACTGATTTATCAGGGGCAACTGGATATAGAATCAGTAACGAAATGATTCATGACACAGTTGAGTATGGTGAAACTGATCCAGATTTAATTTTACAGACTGGAGTTGATTATACGTTTAAACTATTAATACCAAAAGCAAATCAAAATTTTAGAGTAACTAATCCATATGGTGTTCTTGATCCTAATATTAGTATTACTACCACTGGTAATAACATGGTTGTTACATTTGGTGCCAATTATGCATATACTACAGCTTATTATATGAGTGAAGACTCTTATGCGGCATACGGTGGTGTTGGTTATTTGACAAGTGGTGGTGCAGTTGCCACACCAAAATTTGCTGGACGTATTTTTATAAACAATAATAATCACAAGCAAGTACATTTACTTAAAAACGGAAACGTTATTAAAGAAACTACAGACTATACTATTTCTGGAACAACAGTTACAATGACATCGCCAGCAAACAAGGACGATGTATATGAAATTGAATACATAGTCAATACTAAAAATATTGATACCAATCAACATGTATTTGATACTGCACCAGTATTCAAGTATAATCCCAATAATGAAACACTTAGTTCGATTAGTTTTAGTAATATATTACATCACTATAGTGACCAAGCAATGCGTACAGTTGGATTTACTGGAGATATTTTTGGTGAAAACAACTTACACAAAATTTCAAATACACTAAACAGTGGCGGAACTATACGACAGCAGGTTGCTAGTCCAACAAAAGTTAGTTATTTGTTAAACAATCCATACACTAATCCCATTAACGGATTACGTAAAACTGGTAACGATTATTATAACTTTAAAGAATACTTTAAGACAAAAGTAAAACAAATATGGAATACAAGTTTATCAACAGATACGATTCGAGATATTGTTGATAAAGCACTAACTGAAATTAA